GACCCGGTACAGGTCGGCGGTGCTGAAATCGGGCTTAAGACGCATCATCCCCTCCTTGGTTCCACGACTGCATCAGCTTGAGCGACAGTCGCTCAACTTTGTTTTTCAGACTGGCGTTCTCGCTCCAGAGCCGGCCGAGTTGCCCGTTTTTCATCGCCCGCTCCAAGGCCAACTCAGACTCCAGGCGGTTGGCCCGACGCACCGCCCGCTCGAGCCCCCGCTGGTGGCCGCGGCAGGCTTCCAGGGTGCGGTAGTAGCGGAGTTCGTACTCGCTGGCGAGGGCCGCGAGCCGCTGGAGTTCGGCCTGGAGAAACTCAATTTCATTCATCGGCGGCCATCCCTAGGACGAACTTGTTCAACTCACGGGCGTACTGCTCGATGGACTCCTTCATCAGAAACGTCGCCACGGCTAGGCCGTCGGCATCGGCTTCCTTCGCGAGCTGGCCCGCCTGCTCGGCGCCCTCGCAGACCGTCCGCAGGACGTTCTGCATGGCGATGAGCCGCACGATGATGTCGGCCCGCTCTTCGTCGGTCATTACACTCGGCGCCACTGCCCGCCCTCCTTCTCAAACAAGGTCGGCCACAGCCCGGCCCGGCGGGCCACGAGCAGCATGTGCGGGTGGAAGACGGCGACCGTGCCGCCGTTGTCGTGCATGGCGGCAGATTGCAGGCCAGAGGCAGCGAAAGCTGCGATGCCGCGCAGGCGGTATGGCTTGGCGACGTAGGCTTCAAGGGTGTCGTAGAGCGTGTCGTCTACAAACCACCGCTCAGTCCGCGCCCAGCCGACGATCTCGCCGTGATCTTCGACTAGGGCGATGTGGCCGTCGGTGGGACCGGGGCGCGACTCGCCGTAGAGCCACGAAGTCAGCTTCCTACGGAAGTCGCTGGCCGGCTTGGTCAGGTGGTCGCGGACGTAAAACGCCGTCGGTGTCGCCAGTTCAGAGGCGGTGAGGATGGTGCAGGTCATGCCACGGCCCTCGCAATCCTCGCCTCGGCGATCTTGGCGTACTCAGGATTCAGCTCGCACCCGATGCCGCTGCGGCCCATTCGGGCAGCCACGGCCAGCGTCGTGCCGGAGCCGGCGAACGGGTCGAGGATCGTGTCGCCTGGGTTGCTCGAGACGCCGATGATTCGCTCGACAAGTTCCTCCGGCAGTTGCGTTGGCACGCCGGCCACCCGCTCGCGGAACGTGCCGCAGACGCGGTTGACCTGCCAGACGTCGCCCATGATCTTGCCGGCCGGATTGGCCCGCTTGTCGCCGTACTTCGCCTGCCGCGCCGACGGGATTGTCACCGCCTCCGCATTGAACGTGAATCGCTTCTGATTCTTGACAGCGTAGTAGATTGGCCGCGAGCACCGGCCGAACTTCTTCTGGCAGTAGACGCCGAATGTCTCGTGCCAAGTGATCCGGTTGCGGACGGTCATGCCGGCGTTCTGAATGGCTATGTCGATGAACGCGCCGTATTCCTGCCCGCTGATGATCCAGAGCGACCCGTGGGGCTTCAGCAGCCGATAACACCAGCCGATCCACTCCTCGCACCAGAGGTCGTAGTCGCGGCGGCGATCCGAATCCGGGCCATAGCCATAGTCGATGCCGATGTTGTACGGCGGGTCGGTGACGACGAGATCGACGCTCTCTCGCTCAAGCGTTGGCAGGGACTCAAGGCAGTCGCCGGGGAGGATGGTGCAGGTCATTCACCACCCACCCTTCAAAGGCTTCGTCCGAAAAAACCCGCGATACTCCGGGTGCTCGTCCATGAACAGCCGCGCGTAATACGCGATGAAGTTGTTGCTGATCTTGAAGTCGCCGCCCATCGTCTCGACCGTCGTCTCCCAGCGGATGCGGTTCACGATCAGCCAGGCACTCAATTTGCGGTGGCCGCGGTCGATCGCCTCAAACGTAAACCGCTTGAACAGGTCGTAGACCTGCGGGTTGGCACTGTGCCAATCCAGCCACCGTTGCCGCTCTGTGGAGATTTCGATGAGCATACTATGCGTGGCGTGTAGCCAAATGGATGCGATACCCAAGCCACGCCATGCACGGCACGGCCATGCTGTTGCCGAGGGCACGGTAGCGCGGGCTGTCTGCGGCGCGCTTGTTTCTGAACGGGACGTCCGTATGGCCGTCTGGGAACCCCATGAGCCTCTCGGCCTCAGTCGGTGTGATGTAGCGGAGCAGGCACGGGTCATATGGGCTTGCGTCAGCGTCTGCCCACTCCTCTATCGCTCCGCACGAACACTCGTGGGCGTGGCAGCCGTGCACCTGGCAGACGTAGTCGTCGCAGCACTCGCACTTCACCCATGCCGGTGCGAGCACCGCCGGGAACCTGTTCTTCTCAGGAAGGCACTGCTTCTTGTAGAGCACCGCGTCGAGCGTCTGGCTCACTCCTGACCCGTCCCACCAGACTCCAGAATCGGAAGAAGCGAGATCGCCTTCTCTACCGTCGCAATCGTGATTCCCTTTGATCGGAGACGCCTTGAAATCCCCCCCCCGGCCCTCGTCGTCAAAAAGTACGGAGCGAGGTGCATCCCAGTCTCCAAGGCACGCGACAACGAAGACGCGACGGCGTCTCTGGGGTACTCCGAAGAACTTTGCGTCCAGAACCCGGTAGGCGACCCCGAACCCGAGTTCAGCCAGCGCCCCGATGATGGAACCAAAATCCCGTCCTCCGTTTGTTCGCAAAACACCCGGCACGTTTTCCCAGACGACCCACTTCGGCTGCATGGCCTGGGCGAGCTGGACGAATCGCAGCGCGAGGTTTCCTCTTGGGTCTTCGAGCCCACGCTGGAGCCCTCCGCGGCTGAATGACTGGCAAGGCGTCCCGCCCACGAGAAGCTCAACTGGTCCCTGTCCATGCAGCATCTCCTCCGTGATCTTCGTCATATCCCCGAGGTTTGTGAATCCGTAGCGATGCTCGACTACAGCCGCTGGAAACGGCTCAATCTCGCTCGTCCACGCGCACTCCCATCCAAGGGGCTGCCACGCCACATGGACCGCGCCGATGCCGTCGCAGACTGAAGCGTAGCGCATCACTTCCCCATCACCTTCCTAATCCACTCCCGAAACAGGCTCACCCGCGTATGCCCCATCTCCTCGCCGCGCTTGCTGCGAAGCGGCCCGCGGTCAGCCATCGTGAATGACGCGATCCCGACGAGCCGGCCCTCTCGGCCAGCCGAAAACATCGGCCCGCCGGAGTCGCCGGGAGAGATGCAAAACTCCAGCGGCGACGAGCCGCCGGCCGTGCAGACGATGATCCCTCGCTCGTGCCGCTCAACGACGTTCGTCCCGGCCCGCAGGCGGCCGTCGGAATCCGTGTAGCCCGTCCCCAGCCGCCCATGCAGGCCGTAGCCGGCGAGCGTCACGGTGTCGCCGGGGGCGGCATCGCGTTCTGTAGCCAATGGCGGGTAGTAGGCGAGGCCGAACGGCTCGGCCACGCGGAGGAGGGCGATGTCGTTCCAGCCGAGTTTGCCAGAGTCGAAATCGGGGTGGACGACGATCTCGACGGCTTCGTGCTTCTTGTCGATCACGGCACAGTCGGCGTCGTGAACCACATGGCCCGCCGTGATCGCCCAGTGGTCATCGATCACCGTCGCCGTCGCGTAGGCCACGCGGCCGTCGGTGCCGGTGACGGCGATCCGACGAGCGTAGGGGGCGAAGGACGCGGCGTAATCGACGTATACCGAATCTGGTATACGTTCATCCGTCGTGCCGGCGAGGGCAGCGGATGACACGGCGATAGTGAGTGCGATGTGTTTAATCATTTGTCGTACACCCACTCGTACACGGCGAACTCCATCGCGAACTGCTCAAGCCCTGCCGGCGCTTTCCCCCTGCGGAATCCTTGCAGCGAGTAACTACCACCGCGCATGCGAATGCTGCCCTTTATGTCTGCGGATGCCACGGAGTGATGCCTATCTCCATCAAGCGGGCCGCCGTAATAGATAGGCCACACATATGAACCGTTATGAGTCGGCGATAGCGATTCGTAGTCGATCACCTGTCCCTCGTCATGTACGGGATGAGAGTGACGTAAAACGCGGCCCCCGCGATGACGAGAACCGTCGCGGCGTTTGCCCATGTGTTGAGCGCGGCGTCGATGGTCATCGCTTCACAAGCTCCGTGCGGACGATTTTCGTCGTCTTCGGCGCGACGATCGCCAGGCGAACCGCCCCGTCCACAATCCGCGTGACGATGACCTCGATGTCCTCGCCGATCTTGATGCGCTCTCCGCGCCTTCTCGTCAAAACGAGCATGTGCTGACTCCTTTCAGCGAACTTGGTAGTAGCGGCTTCGGAGGTGACGCTCTTCGTCACTCCACTGCTTTTGCAGGCGTTTACACGCGACGATGATCTCGAGCGGTTTCGGGTCCGGCGCCCGCACACTGGGGCCGCCGCGGTGGCCGAGGTTCTCTTTGAGCGACGTCTTCATCGGACACTCCTTTGTCGTGTTGAGTAGGCTAGCGTTCCGACCTGTTCTTGGCAAGCCACGTTTCGCAGGCGGCTTTTACCGCTGGCCGCTTGTGCTCTTTCGCCGCCCAGACGACGTACTCAAGGCCGCGAGGCAGTGCCACGGCCTCGTCGATGGACAGTCCGCTGAACCGCCCGTCTCGGAAGACGAACTCGTCTTCCTTCGGCTCGAGGTGGCCCTTGACCACCGGCACCCACTGAGCCGTGTTGCAGAAGCAGCATTGGATGAGCCACTCGCCGTGCTCCTCGTGGAGGATGTCGTGGGCGGTGCCGCGGCAGGTGCTATCAGCGCATTCGTGGCCTTCGTCGAGGGTGCCGAGGGCTTTGATGGCCCGAACGGGCTGATTCCCTTTATATAAATAGGGCTTTTTTTCGGGTTCCTGAACTTCGGCCTGGGGGGGTACGACCTTTCTGCGCGGTTTCTTGGCGGCCGTGGGTTCGGTCGGCGTCACATCGAAAAGCGTATCCATGCTGTGTCTCCTTTCAGACTGGGATGTCCATGCGGCACCGCTCACGGGGGTCGTGAGCGACGATCAGTTTTCTCTTGGCCCTAGTCACGGCGACGTATTCGATCCGCCGCTCTTCGTCGGCACGCTCATCGCTCCGCTCGGCACTGTCGCGGACGCGGCGGCCGACGCTTGAGAGGATGATGACGTTGTCGGCCTCCATCCCCTTGGCGGAATGGATGGTGCCGATGCGAATGCGGGGGCTACTCACAATGCCCAGACCCCACCGCTTCGCGGCCTTCTGCCACCGGCTGCCGCCGTCCACAAGGTCGCTCCAGCCGCCGCTGGCGATCTTCTCCCGCAGGTGCTCGGTCGCGCCGACGGCCTCGAGGTCTTCTGGGAACAGCAGGTCGAACCTGTCCTTCCCACCCCGCGTCCACTGGGATTTCGCCCCCATCACGAGCCACCGCCTCTCTTGGCCGCCCTCCGCGGCCTTCTTCACAGTCGCTGACGGCAGGAGGTCGATCGCCTGGGTCCACTCCTCCGCGGTGGCCGGCTCGCCGTTCTGGAGCTTCCACAGCCCCGCCATGCCGATGTCACGGTTGTATGCCCCCTGCTTGGCCTTGACCCTGCGGTACGGCACACCGACCTCATCCAAGATCGTCGCAATCTTAGAAACGTGCCGATTCGTCCTGGCGATGACGAGCGTCTCCTGGTCCGGCGTCAGATCACTCAGATCGTCCTCGTAGTTGCCGCTCTCAATGACCTCGCCGTCGTGATCGGCCGGGAGGATGCCGCGATCCCAGTAGCCCTTGCTGAGTTGCTGGAGGCACCGCTCGCCGAGCTGGAGGATCGGCTTCGCGCAGCGGTAGCTCTTGGGCATGATTTCTTGTCGTGTAGCCTCCCAGCCCATGAAAAACTCGCTGGAGGC